TATGGCACCATTATATCCGTAGAAAAAAGAGAAGCCAGTTCAGAAAAACTTCTTTCCGGCGCAAAGCTGGAACTGGTATGCAAAGATACCATGGAAGTGATCAGCCAATGGATATCAGACCAGGAAAATGGTCAGGTATTTAACGGTCTGGAACCGGGAACTTATATCATCAGGGAAATAGAAGCACCGGCCGGATATGAGAAGGGCAAAGAAATGGAGATCCGGATCTTAGACCAGGCAGAAACAGTGCAGGAGTTTGTTTTCTATAACAGCCGGATCCGTTCATCTGGCGGAGGCGGAAGTCATACAGTGCCAAAGAAACTGTATATTTCCTTTAAAAAGACAGATGAAAAGGGAGAACCTCTTGCAGGAGCTGTGTTTGCATTTTATGACCAGACAGGACGATTGGCAAAGATAGCAGAAAGTGGCCCAGATGGAATGTTCAAGATCATTTGCCCGCCAAATGGAACTTATATTTTCAAAGAGATAAAAGCACCGGATGGTTATGAACTGAGTCAGGAACTGTATCATTTTACAGTAGAAAAGGATCAGAATGTAAAAGGTGTATTTCAGATCAAAAATGAAAAGATACAGAAAAAGACAAAAGGAAGGATCCAGGCTTTTTACCAGGTAAAAGGAAGAAATGGGAACTTTAAGGGCTTAAATGGAAAATATTCCGGCAGCAGTGTTAAGACAGGAGACAACAGTCAGATTGGATGGATCCTGTTGGTGACATGTGTGTGTCTGGCAGGTGCTGGCTGGTGTTTTTCTGATAGCAGCCGAAAAAGAAAAAAGATGGTTTTGTTTCTGGGACTTGTGATGGGGGCAGTGAGCCTGTTTGCATTCAGTGCAATGGCCCAGGAACAGGATGCAAGTCTCTATGATGAAAGCTTTTATGCATCCCAGGAGATCATTTACAAAAAGATGGAAGGAGTGGATACAGTACCGGAGACTGCCTGGGTCCAGGTAAAGGACCGGACAACGGGAAGAAAAACAAAGCGGATCCTGCCTTTAGAACAGTTCAGCTGTTTTAATGAGCACTGGGAAGATGGGCTGGAGATCACGATAGAACAGGAAAAGGAATTTCAGAATGAGATAACAGAAGCAGAAATATTAGACGAAGCGGGTTTACCCGCTTCGGACTATGAGATCACACAGATCGAGAAAGGAGAAGATAGAAAACTGGTTGCCAGGGGCAGAAAAAAGGTATTTGACTGCAGGGCAGTATACAGTGGGCTGATCGCAGAGAAAGATTGGGACAGGGAAGAAATGCCGGATACGGATCTGAAAAGAGAATGGGAACAGGATGTAGAATTAAAACCAGCTGTCACAGGATCAAAGTTTGTAGGAAAAATGGTTCTGGCAGTGGTAACCGGCAGCTGTGTCGGTATTGGCGCCTACTGGATCCTGAAAAAGGGAAAGTTAAATAAAGCAAGTTTAAAGATCAGGGAAAAGCGCCGGATCTTAGGGATAATTCTTTTGACAGGAGCTGCAGCCGGAATAGTCTATACCGGAAATACAGTAAGAAAGTATCGTCTGGCTGCCGAAAAATACGAAAGTATCCGCAGGGAGGTACAGAAAACAGAAACTTCTTATGCTCAGGATCATTCTGGTACGTCTATAGATGAAATAACAATAGAGGAAGCAAAGTTAAAAGAGATCAATCCGGATTATAATTGCTGGATCCGTATTCCGGGAACGTCCATTGATTATCCAGCTGTCTGGGGAAAAGATGACAAATATTATTTAGATCATGGGTTTAACGGGGAAAAGCAGTCAGGAGGAACAATCTTTGCGGACAGCCAGAACATTCCTTTTGTATCAGCCAATACCATTTTTTATGGACATAACATGAAGGATGGTTCTATGTTTGGTGATCTGAAAAAATACAGGGATCCCGGATTTTTAAAGGAACATCCCAATGTAGAGATCTTTTATCAGGGGCAATGGATCACCTGCCCCATTATCCTGGCAAAAGTAACAGATGAGACAGATGGAACACCTTATCAAAAAGGAGAAAGAAAGATACTGACCTTATCCACCTGCTATGGAACCAGTAAACGGATGATCCTTCAGGCACTTATTCCGGTTGCGGGGGGAATGAATTGACAAGAAATTTGCTGGACAGTATAATTAAATTAGTTAGATATACGTAGCTGAAAATGGAAAAGAAAGCATGGGTGAGAAATGAAGATAAGTGGGGCACATAAGGCGATGAAGCGGGTGCTGATCTTTCTTGTTACTTTGGGAATTATTGTTCCGATCCTTTTTACAGCCGGGCAGATGGGGCTTTTTTCACCAGAGCCTACAGTAGAAATAGAGGCTGGTATTACAAGTGAATCAGCGCCGGTTTTGCGGATCGCAACAGATTATGATTTCTGTCCAAATTCCTATTACAATAAGGATGGGGAATTATCAGGTCTTTATGTTGAGATCATGATAGAGGTGGCAAACCGCTTGGGAATGCGTCCGGAGTTTAAAACGGCTGACTGGATGGGCTGCCGGAAAATGCTTACTGAGGACGAAGTAGATGTTTTGACGGGACTGGAAATATTTTCCAATATGGAAGGGACTTTAAGGACGATCCCTTTCTGTTCGGATGAACTGCGTGTATATGGCAGAAGCAGGATCGACAGTGCGGCTGCCCTTGCAGGTAAGAAGGTTGCGTTAATGGCGCGTTCTGTGATCGCAACCACCTATGATCTGCAGTGTGATTATCTGGAATACAGCACCAATACGGAAATATTGGAGGCAGTAGAGCAGGGAGAAGCAGATTTCGGGATCTGTCACGGTGCAGTTGCCACAAAGATCATTGAAAAAAATCATCTGCATCTGGTGCCAAGCCTTGTGATCACAAAGAGTTATCCGGCTTTAGCAGTTCATGATACACAGCCAAAACTGCAGCGCATGATCAATGAAGTGGTCCGGGATATGTCTGAAGACGGAACTATTGGAAGGCTGCAAAATAAATGGATCACGGAATTTGCCAGAAACAGGTCCTTAGAATATGTATTCCACCAAAATGAAGTATTTTATATTACATTTATACTGGGGATCATCATTGTACTGTGTATTACAGCCGGTTACTGGGAAGTAGATAGACGTCAGGAAAAATATATCCGCACCCTATTGGAATATCAGGAAAAACTGCAGCAGTCCAATGAAGAGACGAAACGGGCCAATCAGGCCAAAAGTGAGTTTCTCTCCCATATGTCCCACGATATCCGCACACCGATCAACGGGATCATGGGTATGGTGGAGATCATCAAGAAAAATCTGGATGATCCGGAGCGGATCAAAGACTGTCTGGAAAAGATCGATAAAGCATCGCATCATCTGCTGTCCCTGATCAATGATGTTTTGGATATGAGCAAGATCGGAAGCGGGAAGGTCCATCTGGAAGAAATACCGGTGGATCTGGATGAGGAGATGGAAAAGATCCATGCGATTGCAGATGTACAGGCGAAGAAGCAGGAAATAAGGTTTTCTATTGAGGATGAAGTTGTCCACAGACAGTTTCTTGGCAGTCCGGCCCATTTGAGAAGGATCCTTTTAAATTTGATCAGCAATGCCCTGCGTTATAATAAAAAAGGGGGAAAGATCTGTCTGGCCATCCGGGAAGTGGAATATGACGGATCCCATATCGGTCTGGAGTTTAAGGTTCAGGATACGGGAATTGGTATGAGCCGGGAATTTGTGGAAAAAAGCCTGTTTAAGCCATTTACACAGGAAGATGACCGTGTAAGGACCGAATATCGGGGAACCGGTCTTGGGATGTCCATTGTTTATGAACTGGTAAAGCAGATGAACGGTACGATCGATGTAAACAGCAAACCGGGGGAAGGTACAACATTTACAGTAAAGTTGGCATTTAAGACAGTGGACTCTGCATGGAAAAAGAAGGAAATACAGGGAGAAAACAGGAATATTACCGGGATGAACATACTGGCTGCAGAAGATAACCAGTTAAATATGGAGATCCTTCAGTTCCTGTTAGAAGAAGCCGGAGCGAAAGTAACGGCAGTATCAGACGGAAAACAGGCAGTAGAATATTTTGCGGATGCAGCATCAGGCACCTATGATGTGATCCTGATGGATATTATGATGCCAGTCATGGACGGTCTTGAAGCGTCAAAAAAGATCCGTGAACTGCCGGAGGGCAAGGGAAAAGACATTCCGATCATAGCGATGACGGCCAATGCATTTGTAGAAGATAAGGAAAAGACAAAAGAGGCGGGAATGAATGCCCATCTGACAAAGCCTGTAAACAGGGAAGAGATCATCCGGGTTCTGGCAGCATATTGGAAAAATAAAGGTTAACGAGTACATGAGAGAGTTTTGGAAGAAGACCATCCAGGTCCTGCTGTATGGAGGTCTGGAAAAAGAACAGTATAAGAGAATCTCTGCTGAGATCAACGAGGCGAACAGAAAAAGCATTGTGGTGCTGTCAACACACCAATAAGATCATATTTATGGGAGCCATCCTTTTATTTGGAATGTTGGCATTTGTAAATTTCAGGATCAGAAACAATCCGTTTCTGATCCATGTTTGCGCCTGTATGTTTATGGCATTTTATCTGGGGGTGGGTATCCTTGCAGCCATCGGAGAAGGAAGCATTCAGGAACGGACGGGCTCAGGAAATACAAAAATTAAATGAAGAACTGGCTGCCAGCCAGGAAAAACTTCAGGCTGCTTTAGTGGCTGCTGAAAAGGCCAGCTGGGCGAAAACCACATTTTTAAGTAATATGAGCCACGACATCCGGACTCCTATGAATGCCATTGTCGGACTTACCACTCTTCTGGAACATGAGATCCATGAGCCGGAAAAACTGCAGCTCCACATCCAGAAGATCCAAAATTCCAGTCAGCATCTGCTGGGACTTATCAATGACATTCTGGATATGAGCAAGATCGAATCCAGTGAGGTGAAATTAAATGAAGATCCCGTTGATCTGATGGAGCAGGTGGCACAGATAGACAGTATCATCTGTCCACAGGCAGAAGAACGGGGACAGGAGTTTAAGATCCATGTTCACGGGATCGATCATGGACATCTTCTGGGAGACTCTGTGCGCCTGCGCCAGATCTTTATCAATCTGCTGTCCAATGCTGTTAAATATACACCTGTTGGGGGAAGCGTTATCCTGGATCTGACAGAAGAGCCAAGCAGTATACCGGAACATGCCAATATATCCATTACAGTTACAGATACCGGATATGGAATGACGCCGGAGTTTATAAAAACGATCTTTGAACCTTTTACCAGAGCAGAAAATTCCACGACCAACAAAATACAGGGAACAGGACTGGGTATGGCCATCACGAAAAGTATCGTTGACCTGATGGGCGGCAGGATACAGGTGAAAAGCGAGTTAAATAAAGGAAGCTGTTTTGAAGTGGTACTTCCTTTTGCAATAGATCCCAATGGTTCACAGGAAAAAAATGGAAAATATCTGCATCAGGAAGGTGAAAAAGTTTCCGTATTAAAAGGAATGAAATTTCTTTGCGCAGAAGATAATGAACTGAATGCGGAGATCTTAGAAGCGATTTTGGAAATGTACCAGGCATCCTGCAAGATCTGCCCAGACGGTGAAAAACTGGTTGAAGCCTTTGAAACTTCTGCTTTCGGAGATTATGATGCTATTTTAATGGACGTACAGATGCCAAATATGAATGGCCTGGAAGCAACGAAAAGGATCCGTAATGGCAAAAATCCTCTGGGCAGGACCATTCCCATTATTGCTATGACAGCCAATGCATTCAATTCAGATGTACAGGAATGTTTAGATGCCGGTATGGATGCACATGTGTCCAAGCCGTTGGATATAGGAAAAATAATAAATAGTTTTAAATTCCCTATAAATTTATCTTTAAAAACTAGATATGAAATAGGTAAAAATGTGATAGAAGAGAAAATAATTGATCCTTCTGTAGAATATAAAATTCAAAAGGTGCAAGATGATGATAATGTATAAAATGTAAAATTTAAAAGTATTTCCATTATATTTGGAAAAATATGTTTAATTACATATTTAGAAAAACTAGTAGGAGTATTTGCCATTTCTGTAGATTTCAAAAATACAGAAAATATTTCTGATCGGTCCTTTTAGGCTGTTCCAGCATATGATAAATTATGAGGACAATGGAAGATATCCCCATAAATATTGCTGGAAAGAGAGGAAGAGGATATGGATTTTGGGATTGCAGGTGTGGCGGCGATCACGGTGATCTGCTATTTAGGCGGAATGGCGTGTAAGACGACGGAAAAAGTAAAGGATGAGGTGATACCGGTAGTCTGTGGCGTAACCGGCGGAATTCTGGGGGTTGCAGGCATGTATCTGATACCGGAGTTTCCGGCTGGTGATGTGATCAACGCAGCAGCTATTGGTATCGTTTCCGGGCTTGCTTCAACGGGAGTACACCAGGTGATCAAGCAGGTGGGGAAAAAATAAGGGAGGTACCGTGTATATGAGAGATATTGCATTGTGCCACCCGCGGATGCAGAAGATAGCAGCTCAGTGGATCACCGCCTGCAAGGCAGAAGGAATTAATGTTGCTATTTCTGAAACACTGCGTACTGCAGCAGAACAGGATGCTCTCTATGCCAAAGGCCGTACAAAACCGGGAAATATCGTAACCAATGCAAAAGGCAGTTCCTACCGGTCACAGCACCAGTGGGGGATTGCCTTTGATTTTTATCTGAAAATGGATGTGGATGGAGATGGGAAGATAGCAGATGACGCTTATAATGACAGCAAAGGTCATTTCAGGAAGGCTGCTGAAATTGGCAAGAAACTTGGTCTTGCCTGGGGCGGAGACTGGTCCAGCATTGTAGATAAGCCCCATTTGTATCTGCCTGACTGGGGAAGTACGCCCACTCCATTAATCAAACAGTACAAAACACCGGAAAAGTTTATGAAAACATGGATAATGGAACCAGTGAAAATGGGATGGCAGAAGGAGAATGGCGGCTGGAGATTTTATCTGAAAGATGGTTCGGAAAATTATGTTGTTAATGATTGGTATAAAGATGGCGATCTCTGGTACTGGTTTGATGGCAATGGAATAATGGTCCATAACGTGTGGTATCAGTATAAGGGACATTGGTATTATCTGGGAAGGGATGGCGCTATGGTGAAAGGACTGCAGACCATCAGCGGGAAATGGTATTATTTGGATGAAGACGGCCGGATGGCAACGGAACCGGTGGTGCTTACGCCGCAGAAGGATGGGGCGCTGCAGTATCCAAAGCTGACAGAATAGAACCATATGCAAGATGAAATGTAATACAAGTTAAATTGGAAAAAGAAAAAACCGCGTGTTTGCGCGGTTTTTTTAGTGGAGCTGAGGGGAATCGAACCCCTTGGAGGGGGATTTATAAAAACGGCTTAAATGCTGCAAATCCGCATAAAACCTAGGTTTTTTAAAGAAAAGCGTGAACGTAAAATGTTGATGATTTTCCCTAAAAAACACTGTTTTTCGTAACTATGCAACACGAAATGCAACACGAAATCATGTTATTTTAGGGGTGGAAATTTGTTTTAAAACTTCTTGTAAGACTTGCTGCCAGTTATCAGGATCAGCTTTTTTCAACTGTTTTATAACATCTTCAGGAGAGAATTTTATGGGCTCTTTTTTCACACCTAACAGATCTTCAAAGTAATGATCAATGGTTTTGTCTACTTTTTCGCGTTCTTCAGAAAATGTATGCGTGTATACACGTTTCATAACACGATCTGAAGACCAACCGCCCCTTTCCTGAGCATATTTATCAGGTATGCGAAGCAAGGCCATTATAGAAGCGTTTAAGTGCCTTAAGTCATGGAAGGTCATATGAGGTAAATGGTTTTGTTCCAAAAGTCTGCTCCAACGCATATAAACGGCATGGCCGCTTAAACTTATCAGAGGATCATCTGGTGACTTCCCTGCAGTTTCCTGATCAATAAGGGTTTGAAGATAGTCAGGGATTTTGTGGCGGCGTAATCGCAGATCAGCTTTACCGCATTCTTTTACAACAGCAGAACAATGGACATCGACAATAACCTGATTGAGAGTAAGATATCCGTTAGAAATATCTTTAACACGGATTCCACGGATTTCTGACATAGAAAAGCTTAACCAGCAGGCCAGAAGGCAGGGAAGTTCTATATCCGTTCCGTGAATGATTTTCAGGACAGTATGAGGAGGCAGCAGCTCTTTAATTTTTTTAGGTACTTTTGGAAGCTTCACATCATAATTATCACCAGGATAGAAATAGCGGATAACTGTGATAATGAAACTATATGCATTTCTTACTGTTTTAGGTGAGATGCAGGTGCGCTTTATTTTACAGCGTTTGGAAACACGTTTCGTATCAAAGTCTACAGCAATTTGTAAATCATCAGAAGTAATATCTTTCAACTTTTTGTCCATTAGGAAAGTGTAAGAGTCATATTGATTTTTATCATATCCCTGTGTTGTGGTTCCAGAAAGAACCGGTGTGGTGAGTTCTATGTAAGACTTCATGGCTTCTTTTAAGGTGATATTACCGTTTTTTGATTGCTTCCGGCCGGCATTTGTTTCACGGCGCAGTTGGTATTCTGCAGCTTGGCGTTCTACCTCAGCTTTTCCGCGTTTTGTGGGATCGTCACTGGTAAATGACTCATAAACTCGTTTCATTTTTTGCTTTTGAGTTTTAGGGTCTATTATTGGACGACCGTTTTTATCAAAAACAGGTACGCTGTGGCTATATGCAAGACAGCGCCAGGATCCGGATGGAAGTTTTTTGGCAGTTGGCATATATCATTCTCCTTTCATTTGCGATGTCGCAATTATAATTTCCAGATTTTTAGGGTAAAAATGGGTACAAAAAAGACGCCCCTTGCGCAGACGTCCTGGAGATGATATAATTCAGGTGTCTAAGCTGATTTATATCTGGCCAGGAGACTGGCAGGAGAAAATCTATGTAAGAGGCCGTTCCTGTTGGCGCAGGGGCGGTCTCTTGCGTTTTATGACATTTTAACCTATGTTTAATGTAACTGTTTGAGTATTTGGATTATTCCAGCTAAAAAGTTCTTTAATTTCTAATGTTAAAGGTGTTTTATCTTTGATACGATAAGCTTTTCCTACCTTTATGGTAGTTCCCTGAGTAACTTTCTTTGAATAATTATCTAATGCCTCATCACGATCATCATATGAAAGCCATGTGGTATCACATTCAATACCATTTTGAAATGCTGTAATGTAATAATCAGCTAAGAGTGCGCTCTGGGATTCAGATTTTTTATTTGTAAAATCATAATACAGTATAACGCAACTATAGCCATCATAATCAGATGCAAGTTTCCAACCGGTATAAGTAATTTTGGCATCATCTGTATCAAAATTAAAAAGTGGGGTTATCAATGCACCACTGGCATCGACTTTCTGACCGTCAGGGGTAGTGGTGTTGGTTAAAATGTAACCGTTATTATCAAAATAATATTGTTTTCCATTTATTTCTTTCCAGGTGTTTGTTGGATAACTTCCATCATCATTTTGGTACCACCAACCAGAAGTATCCTGTTTCCATTCTCCTGCAAAGGAGGTCATAGAAAGGACAGCAGATGCAACGCTGACAGCGAAAAATAACTTTACTTTCTTCATACTCTTTTCCTCTTTTCTTTTGTTTTATTAAAATGCCATAGGCTATTTTAACCTTAATTCAATAAGTTCTTTCTGATATCCCAAAATTCGTGAAAGCTGATCTAACAGTACTATTATTTAACCTTCCCAATTACTTTTCCCATACAAACGATATTATCACCACTATGAATAGCAATATTTTTGAAATCCTTATTATGGGAGATTAATTCTTTTTCACCTAATTCTTTTATAAAAGCATTTCCGTTTATCACAAATACCCCGATATCACCTAATTGCATTTCAGCATCCTGGTTTACCAGGGCAATATCTTTATCAGAAAATTCAGGCTCCATACTCTGACCATTGACATCAATGGCAAAGTCGGCAGCAGCATATTCCGGGAGGTTCGGAAGTTCTATTTCATCTTCAGCTTCGTTTCCTAGAATAAATATTCCGGATCCGGCAGAGACACCGGCACGGAAATAAGGGAGAACGATGATCTTGCTGTCTGGACGTGACTGGTATTCTACGATAGTTGGAGTGGTAAGCGGGCCGTATTCTTTTATGCGGGCGGTTTCTTTGTCTAATATAGTATCAACAATGTCCTGACCATATGGGTCAAGTGCGCTGTATTTTTTGATATGTTCGTATTCAGATGCTTTTAAACGAAAAGAATTTAAAATTTCTTTTTCGTTAGTTAAACCTAATAAATAATCTACAGATACATTAAAAAATTCAGAAATTTGTTTTAGAAATGTATGACCTGGCTCTCTAACATCAGTTTCATAGTTTCTTAAAGTAGTGCTAGGAATTCCGAGTTTATCTGCAAATTCATTTCTTTTAGTATATCCAGCAGAAGTGCGTAATTCAGTAAGTCGTTCTCCAAAAGTCATTGATAGATACCTCCTTTGTGCTCATTATATGTAATTTATTTCATAGTGTCAATAATTAAATGCTCAAAACGAGCAAATTATTTTACAAAGCTATTGACAAATGCTCAGAATGGATATAATATACAAGCATAAATGCTCGATTTGAGCAGAAAAGAGGTGAAAAATGCTCAGGAGTATTGAAGCAGAACGTGTCCGAAAAGGTTGGACAAAGGAAGAGCTTGCTAAAAAACTTAATGTGTCTACAAAAACTTATTACAACTGGATTAATGAAGAAACAGATGTTCCAAGTTCAGCTCTTCTTCGGATGTCGAAAATGTTTGGAACAGATGTGGATTATTTATTAATAGGCGCATCTGGTGTATTAGGTGAGAAAGGAGCGTGAAAAGAATGGAAGAAAGAGTAACAAAGAATTTTTCGCGGAAAATTGGATTTGAAAAGTCTGGCGAAATATTTTCCGTGACAGTATGTGTGGAGAATGTTTCACCAGACTTTCAAATGGGTATCGCTAAACCATATTTGGATATGATTTATGCAGATATCATGAAAACCATTATTTTTTAGGAAGCTTATTGGCAAACTCTGTAAATTTATTAAACTGTTCTGGATTGTCAAGCAGTTTTGGAAGTAATGTTTCAATCAGGGTTGTTTCTGGTGATTTTGCATTACTGCTAATTAGTTTATCAGCTAAAACGGATATCATGGAAGAGTCCTTAGCATTGATAGAACTTTCTAATTTTGCGATGCTGTCCTGTACTTTGTAAATTTCTTGAAGAAGTTGTGCATTAAACATAGTGCTACTAGTTTGCTGATTTGAGGTTTTAGATTCAGCAGGAGCGAAGTCGATGTTTTGTATTGTTTGGATTAAACGTTCTTTCATTTCTGCAACATTATCTAAATCGGATAAATCATAAAAATAAGTTGAAACATCAAATGGAATAGAAGCATTTTTTGACATTAAGTGGATGGCGGGCTTATCCAGAGCTGCGCGATATCCTATTTCGTAGAAAACATTTGGGTTATTTTCTGTCAGGTCTGCAATAACCAAATCATCTTCGCAAATATGTTTAAATATTTCGTCTGTTAAAGAACCATTTGTGTTTTCTCTATCAATACGTATGGGAGTGAAATTACATTCATCACATACGGGTGAAATTACATGCTTAAAGAGAGTGTCAGAACGCTTCCTGGTTTCAGTGTCATCGTTTCCGATGGGGCAAACAATAAAGCAAGTTTTCATGCTGATGGATTCCTTTCTTTGGTGTTGTAGTACGAGCGAAAGTTACTAACGGTAGTATATTACAAAAAAATGTATTTTTCAAGAAAAATATTACATAAAAATTACAAAAAAATTACAAAATCGACATTTTTATGTGGATTATCTAAATGTCAGAGATGACGGTACAGAACGTATAACACTAAGAAAAAATGTGAAAACACGAGATTATCTATTTGTAACAGAAGCATTAGAAGAAAAGGGGTGAGAGAGGTGGTAATATCCGTAGGAAAAAACATACGATGTCAGATAGCAAAAAATCTGCTGTCCGGGCATAAGCAGATAGCAGATTCTGGAAATGTTAATGCTTTGATTGTACTAACAAAGTTTATTTTAAAACTTTCCAAGCAGTTCGATGATGAATTCTTTGAATTGCGGCCAGAAGAACAGGCTTGCAGCCCCGAAAGTCCACCAGATAAAGGTCAATAAGACATTGCATGCTTTAAACAACGTTTTTTCTTGGTTGAAGCCAAGATATGTGAGCAAGTGTCTAGGGACAAAAATAAGGGAGATAAGGAAAACAAGTATATTAACGGTTCTCATTTACCCATTGAGAATCTGTTGGAGTAGGAGGTGAGGTAAATGCCGAGATTGAAAGTTAGTTCATCTGAAGAATCCAGTAGAGTGGTTCGCGCATGTATCAATGGCAACATGGCATTATATAACGTGAGTGAAGATCAAATGGCCGTTAAGATGGGGGTTACAAAGCGTACGGTGCAAAATCGGCGCGAAGATCCCAGAAACTATACGCTGGAAGAATTGTGGACGCTCTCCAAAACCCTGAAATTAACGCCGGTACAGGCAGCCAGCATTGTTCTGGGAAGGTCACTAACCAGTAAGGAAATTAAAGAGTTTATTTTGATGTAGGAGGTGATTAGAATGGCAAAGATCAAGAACTATGACGGCCGGACAGGCATGGAGCTGTCCTATGTGGCAGTACAGGCATCCAGGCCAAAGAAGAAAGCATGGAACTGGGTAGGTATTGCCGAGACAGTTGTTGCAGGTGGTATCTGGGCGGTAGTCCTGATGATGCTCGGGGC